CCGTCACTCAGCATGGCAGGAATGTCATCACTGACTTCCGTGCCAGGACCATCAATATCACCGGACATCCGCATAAATACTTGGCTATCGACGTTGCCACCATCTTTGAAGGCCATGATGGCGCCGCCATTTGCAGCTGTCCTAGGGGCTGGTGAGGGGCGTCCTCCGCTCAAAACGGGCATGGTGCCTTGGGGCAACAGCCCAAATTCAACGGGATTTGGGGCTTCCAAGCCCCTTCTACGCGCTATCTCTGATTCAATGTTGTAACGTCCTGCTGCGTTCATCTGCGTCAGAGGCGTTAAAGGAACACCTTTGCGGTCTTTGGCTTCATCGTAAGCAAGCTTTCCAAGAAGCGCTGCTCCCCCTGCCATTGGCAAGAAAGAGCCTAGACCCATGCCCTGCGGATTATTGTTTTGACCCATGCCGAAAAGGTTGAACAAGCCTGGATCGGTGCCACCTCCTGCGGGGAACGCGCCTGGAGCGCCCGTAGAACCTCCAGGTATCAAGGCGCGCGCTAAGTTGAATAGGTAACTGTCACCCTTGGGATCAATCCCTATGAAGTCCAGCAGGCTACCTATGCCGCCCCGTATACCGCCTGACCCTGCGGGGAATAAGCCGCCTGGGCCAGTGATGAAGTCACCGATGCGCTCACCAAGATCTGGGCCTGTTGGGGGGATCATCACGCCGCCTGGCATCGTTCCTGGCGGCGCGAAACCGCCGCCTGGCATACCGAATGCGTATTGAAACCCTGGATTACCTGGCCCCATAACGCCGCTCATGTTGGGATAGAAAGTGCCGCCACCAAAGCCGGGATAGCCGACCTGTCCTAGGGGGCTCCCTGGCATACCGCCATAAGGATTAAAGGGCGGGGTGCCAAAAGGGTTGAATGGCGGGGTGCTCATCCCTCCCATCATGCCGCCACCCATACCGGATTGCATGGCGCCTTCAATGGTCTGCATGGCCTGCATGGGATTCTGTATGAGGGATGTGATTCCGCTTCCTATTTGCCCGGGTAGGTTTTTAAATGACTGACCTAAGCCAGAAAGGAAGCTGCCCTTACCCAAAGAACCGATGCCTTTAATATTCTGGCTTAAAGAGCCGCCAGGACCCCCTCCCAAACTTGCTAACGCCAGAGGACTCTCGCGTCCCTTTGCCACGTCATAAACCGTAAAGGCTTTGTCTGCCATCGCCGCAAAGGGCTGATGCGGTCCTGGTATAAACTTACCAATCTTGGCAAGCGGACGGCCAACCTTTTTCACCACTTTTTTGATGCCTTTTGCGAGTTTCTTGATGAAGAACTCTTCTAGGCCGGTCACCGGATTCAGGCTAGCAATCCCCAAGCCAACGACATATTCCTCTGGATTGAGGTCTAATTCTGTAAATCTGTTCTGAACGGTGCGCTCAAAGTCCGCGTCCTCCATCATCTCGCGCGGAAGAACGACCTCCCCAGGCGTCAAATGCGCGAGAGTTGCGTCTCCCGCGCGGCCTGCTTGGGAAAGCTCGAGGGCCATTGAGGCTAACGGTGCCTGGGTCGACAACGCTGCGGATTCTGCTAACTGGCCCGCTTTTGCGCGCTCAAAATCGTCCTCTGCGGTCATTTGGACGCCCATCAAGCCGTCAATGGCTTGTCGTAGGGCCATATTCGGATCAGTCATGTCTTCACTGGCCGGCCCCATCGACATTACGATATCAGGGTCATCTGCGTTGAGAATGTCCTCAACAACCTCCCCGCCCTCTGCCATCATGGCTGGCAGCGGTACGCCTGCCAGATTCTCAATCCTGCGCTGCAAGTTCATATTCATGGCGTACTCACTGTTACTGTTCCGACACCGGAAGCTATTCCTAAGCCTGAAGCATACGTTTGATGTTCATACAAGTTGCGAAATTGTACCCCATCAAAGGCTTGATGCACCTCAGTCGTAGTATTGAAGATGATTGCGCCCGTGGCAAATTGTAACTCTGCCAACTCGGTGCTGTTGAAATGGGGCGAAATACTAAAATCAACGCCGCCCAGATTTATTTCTAAGATTCTAACCAGCCGATTAAAGGTGTCAGCTGAGACCTCTCCCGCGCCGGCAACAGTCAGTGGCAGTCGGGTAGGTAAAAGCGCGCTCACTATCGACGCCCGCTTGGCTGGATCTCAACCCGGGTCGTGCCTAGCCGCCACTTATAGCCGGTCGCATCTGTAGCGGAAAGATCGTCATCTGAAGCAAAACGTACCGCTATCTGACGCGCCCTGGCCCGTAGACTCTTAAAGCGTGTCGTTGCGGTAATTTGTGAAGTGCTGTTGGTGACCAGCGTATCCCCAGGGAAATTGCGGCTTTTCAGCAAGAAATTTATCGCAGGGGTGTTGCTGATAGCGGGATCAGTAATAAATGCCACGTCTGGAATGATTTCTTTAACAAAAGAGAAGGGGTTGCCAGACTCTAAATCTATGTCACCCGATTCAATAAATACGTTCTGCATACCGCTAGTCAGATCGTCATACCCTAGCTCATGCTGGAAAATGCACTGATCAGAGGAGTCCTTGGCCGCAGCCAAAGGCACGTCCTCAATGCCTGCGTCTAACCAGGCGTACCTTGCCAAAGTGCCAATAGACCAGTGATTCTCTTCATAGTTGTAAATCACATAGCGCGTGATCTCACCCGTGCCATCAGTGATACTTGGGTAAAAGAACCACATTTCACCGTATTCAGAGTTGAGACCCATGTGACACTTGAACGCCTGCGAGAGGTCCAGGTCACCAAAAACATACTCCTGCACTGTGCAAGGGAGTTTCTGCACGGCGCCGTTATATAGGTAGAAGCCTGTCTTACTGGCAAAAAAGACACCTGACGGAGCGGTCACCGCCGCCTTTGGCCCCACCAGACCAGCCCCCTCATTCACCAAATTCACAGCGAAAGTCAGTGGTGGGCCGATAAACTGCATGGAGTAGAGGCTAGTATCTGTCCAAATCAAGATTTCCTGACGGCTTTTCACGGCACCGACAATGAAAGAGCCGCTCGATATTCTTAGAGAGCCTGCGGTATTAGTGTTCAAAGGCTCAAACTCAAGGTCGTTTTCTTGATCGCTGAAGGCTATGAGCATCGGATCTACGACCCCTGTGCGTGAGCCGCCAGAAAGCGGATCAGCACCCAGAACAATCAGATGCCGATCCACTTCAGAGGTGATGACTTGGAGTCCCACGGTGGGTACTTTGTTGGCACCGGACACACCAGACAGTGTGACAGCCCGGGTAGATGTCCCATCACTCTCCACCCACCGGAAAATGCCGCCACCGCGCGGATTGATGATCAAGTTTTCACCAAAATTATCGTGAGTCCAAAGCCGCAGTTGATTAACCGCAGATGTGGCGGTTGCTGATCCCCAGGCGCCGGCACCCCAAGTGCCTACACCCCAGCCGGTGCCTTCAACGTAAACATCAAGGCCTACGTTGATCTGATAAGCACCAACAACGCTGGAGCCGCCATTACCCGAATCAGAACTATTAGCCGTGACTTCTGTGCCACTCGTGTCTTTGGCGGTGATTTGGTAGGTGTTTGCGTCCACCACCAGCGAAATCTGATATTCCTGGTTGAGAACTGCAGCCGTGACGTTTCCGCCTAGGGAAGCGGCGCCAGAGAAAGTAACGAAATCGTTATTGACAGCGCCGTGTCCGGTATCCGTCACAGTGAGCGTAGAGGAGCCATTTGTGGCCGCAAAGGTCACATCCCCTGCGGAGGTTGTGCTGCGAATGGGGGTCACATCGAAGTAAGTGTCACCATCTTCGATGTAATATTTGAAGGTGGTTCCTATGCCTAAATAGCGCGTCCCATCGAGCGCAATCCATGAGTGGAGCGCTCGTCCTGTGCCTAGATAAGCGTTGTCGCCCAGCTTCTGCCAGCCGCCAATCTTCTCAACCCGCCCCTTTCTGAAGCGCACAAGGTTGCCGTCTACCCATCCCCCCCTTGCTGAGTAGTCCGTGCCTTCTTTGTCTATTCCTGGCCTAAATTCCAGTGCCTGGAGTGGCATGAGGCTTACGCCAATCTAATGATGGCGCCAGTTGCTGTTGGCGAGGGGAAAACCACAGTGAAATTGCCCGCTGTAGAGGTCTTGTCTGCGCCGAAATCCAAAACCACCGCCGCCTTGTTTGACGCAGAACTGTTGTAAATCAAGGCGCCTCTGGCAGTCACCGTGGCGGTTCCGAATGTGAGGTCGTTAAAGTCGCACACGGCTGTAGTTCCGGTCGCTACAGGGGTGATGCTGGTCAGATTCGCACCGCCTGCGGTGTAATTTGTCCCGCTAGATTGTCCTGTAGTGACGTAAGCAGTAGTGCTCGCGCCCAAGGTAGCTGAACTGGTGTAAAGGGCCAGTTTGAAGGTGTTTCCACCACTAGAAGCGAACGAATGTGTGCCGACTAAAAGTTCCTGTTTAAAGCTGGTACAGACCGCTTGGGTGATTGCCATTAGAGTTCCCTCATAATATCTGCAAAGTCCGCGTGTCCCTGGCTACGGAGCTTTTGTGCCACTGTCGTGCGATCACTCTCAATCGCGTTTTTCATTGCTCGGAGAATAACACTATAAACTTGGTCTCTAAAGGCTTCCGCTTGCATCCTTACATGAGGCTCTGCGGTCTGCGAAATGCTGACAATCCGGTCAGTCGCCACCTTTGCCCAAAATTCAGGGTCATGCCCCCCATCGTCGCTCGTGGCAACCATCACGTTGCCAACAGATACATCTGCTACTGAAGAAATCATCCTTTATAGGGCTCCGGCGCTTTGGGTAGTTCAATTCGCTGCAAATTGTATTTTTGTTGGGCCTCCGCAAACTTGCTTCGATTGCAAATAATCCACTGCCCATCCACATCATTTACAGCCATTAGTGGATCATCCAGCCTGTGATAGCCATATAGACGCTCATGCGGCTCAACATTTGAGTCTAGTAACGCTGAGCGAGGGCTTGCACCGATAGACACGCCCTGGCTAATACATCGTGACACCCAAAACTCCACACAACCGCGGCCAGCCTCCGCAAAGTGCAGATTGTGCTTATAACTGAAGTCCATCCCGAACAAGTCCATATGAGCGACCTTGTTATATAAGCCAAACGCGATGGCGTAAGCCACAGTGTTGTTGAGATATGCACATTTTTGGTCTTCTATGACCTCTACAATCGGATACTCAACAATAGCCGGCACTCTTTCATCTAGCTCGCAAGAGTAGATTGGCACCTCCACTGACGGGAGGAGTTCACGCATGATATCTGTTTGATTGCCTGCGTCCTCAGTATCGAGATAGCGGGATGCAGGGTCCATCATAAATACGCGGTCGCAGTCGAAAACTGCCAGCGAGGCGTTGATGCACCACACCTCATCCCACTTTGCTGAATTTTCTACCCCTATGACGTAATCTATCTGTGAGGCGCCCAGCCCCAGGATGGCAATTTTCTTGCCCTCCAACTCCCTGATTTGTGACATTAACTAACCCCTGTTCTCAAAAGATCATATCTGTACTCATCTCTTGTAGCGCGCCCCTCACTTACATTTTTCATTCGCGCTACACCCTCACGGAACCGTGCCTCAAAGTTAGCAATAACATCAGGCGGCTCCTTCAAGAACACCGCCGCCTCTACTAGGGTGCCGTAAAGCAACGGATCTGGATGATCTGTGGATAGAAGCGTTGTTCCTGATTCTGTGCCGACCGTGAGAGACGGCGGCTTAAATAAGTAGTGCAATTCGATTTCATAGCCCGTGTCGGGGACAGGAGCCAATTCAAAGGCGGTGTTGTCAAAAAGACTGTAGTACCGCGGCCTCCCAGTGGTGGCCGTGTTCGGGGCAAACTGTTTGATAAAGCTTGGATGCTTGTAATCCAGATAGTGGTAGACATTGCTGGAAATAACAGCTAGGGAGAATGGTGCAAAAAAATCAGAGGGCGTAGCCAAAAACCTTACGCTTGCGGTCAAATTACCTGTGACGTTCTGCCGTTGCTCAGGCAACTGCACAAGCTTAAATATGCGGCTTTCGCTCTCTTGGATGAAGCGGTCCAGGTTGTTGTTGAAGGTGGTCTCATCGACCTGGAGATAGTCTTTGACCGCAGTTTTGAGTGTCGTTAACGTAAAACTCATGTGATTGTCACCGTCACAGAGCCAACGCCAGAGGTAATCGCAAATGGCGTGAGCTCTGTTCCTAATATGCCTTTGTCTACATTTGTATAAACCATGAAAAAGTTCCCATCATTACCATCAGATGAGGGGTCGATTCTCGCATTCCTCACGGCCTGGGGGTCAGCAGGAAAGGGTCTTCTATCAAGTTGCGGATGTTTCGGAGACCATTGATCTGGCCCAACTAGCAGGCCGTCCCATGTCTTCCGCATATCTTTGAGTTTGTAACGGAAGCCCGTGATATCGCAGATGCCATAAGCATTTTTGCCGGCAGCCAGGGTCATTACGCGATCCTGTAAATGGTCAAATCAGGGGCTACCTTGAAGCTTGCCCTGCTCTGATCTTGCGACAACGCCCTCTCAAACTCCTCTTCATACAACTGCTTTAAAAGCGGCACCTTCTCTGGGGCTCGTTTCAATGCGATGTAATAGGCCAAGCCAGCTGCAAGGCATGGATAAAACCTAAATGGCACCTCAAGGGTGTCTACGCCCCCATCAGCGTCATCCATCCGCGTTAACACGTTCAAATAGATCGTGTATGTAGAGTTTTTGTCAGGAGCCGGCCAGATCGTAATAGTTGGGCTGATTTGCTTATCTATAAAGTACTGGTTTGGCTTGCCTGTGCTTGTTTTGGTAGCCAAATGGGCGTATTCAGCCCTGCTCAACTTGCTCAGCGGCACATCTGTGGTCGTACCTGAGACGGTTTCCCGCACAAAAACGTCTAAAACGTCGATAATTGACGTGGGAGTTGTTGGGTCAACGGTATAGGTGACCTGGTCTTTTACCGCCGATATTTCTTTTTGCTTGATTGTCCACTGATTCAAGCCGCGATTAGCCCACTCTGCCAGCATCAGATTGAGGGATCGTTGTGCTGTCTTGAGCTCATAACCCGTGCGGAGCTCAAGTCCGCAACGCTCAAACGCTTCCTCTATGTAATCCGCAACGTCAAGTTCAAAGTCTTTGGAGCCGCTAGTCGCCATCCTCTCTCTCCGCGTACAGATTATTGAAAATCTGGTTTACATCCAGAGTGTAGTCTAAGTCACTTTTGCTGTAATGAATATGCTGCGAAGGCTTGAAGTCAGGGGCGCCTGTGCCTGTTTCAAACCAAGCAGGATGTGTCACGCGGACTCTGTTATTTGGCAGTGCAACGATGTTTCCGGTCCAGGGGCCAGCATCGAGCAACTCTAAGACGTGACTCTGCTTGTGCTGCGCTGGGTCATCTGCAATCTCGTTCTCTGCATAATCGACCGTAAAATAATATTTAGCTGGGTAAAGCTCCCCATCAATCAGCGCTAGCCAGGGACACGGGGTTGCCCTGTCCAAGACATACACCGCGTGATTGTAGGAACTACAGTCCCAGGGCTGAGCAGCCCACACTGGCATCGGTTCAGGCCACTCTTCCAGGGGTGTATCGCCTACTAGCGCGGTGATCGGCATCCTGGCCCACATAGCACCGCCGTGGACATTGGGATCATCAGAATCGTAAGTCTCAGCCCCCGTAAAAATTAATTGGAAGCTGAGACATCTAGTGGGCATTGTGGTGACGGCAATCGCCATCGCATGGAGAAACTCTCCATGATATTCAGTGTGGTTATGAGTGTACTCTCTCCTGACCCAGCATTTGAAGTAAGGGATATTGCTCTGTAAGTAAGCCACTACCTTCCATACAGGCCGCTATTTTTCTTCACAGGAGCGCGCATATTTCTCTTCATGCCGCCCTTCTGTGCGCCCTTAGCTTTCATGGCCCCCCCTTTAGTCATGCCCTTCGCCTTCATCATGCCGCCCTTGGCGTAACCCTTGGACTTCATCTTACCGCCAGCCTTCATGCCTTTAGCCTTCATCTTGCCGCCAGCCATCATTCCCTTGGCCTTCATCTTGCCGCCTGCTTTCATGCCTTTAGCCTTCATGGCTCCACCCTTAGCCATTCCTCCGCTTGTCGGCGCTTTCTTTGGCTTAAACGGTTTAGGGACAAAATCAGCTACCTTTGGACTTGTCGGCGCTTTCTTTCGCTTAGCAGGCGTCAAGGGCATATCGCCAACCTTTCTTTTTGGGTCAACCATAGGCTTTGCACCGCTCTTAGGGCGGTCGAAAACGCTCCTCATTTTTTTAGTTATGCGCTTCATTTTACGGTCGCGGCGCTCATCTGCCTGCCCAGCTGCGCGACCTTTTCCTTGCACTGGCCTTTTTGGTTTTTTTGGTAATCCCCTCGTAAACGCCATATCTACACCCTCCAGTTAACGCGGAACCCGCGTTGTTTTGCGTCGATTGTTCATCATGGCGCCACAACCGCGAGCCTGTAGTTCAACCATGCCGCCTTTGCTCATATTCCGCGCAATCGCCATACCGCGCTTACGCTCATATTTACTGATTTTGCCGTCCTTGTTCAGATCGGATTTTTTCGGATCAAACTTCACGCTGCCGCCTGCTTTTTTCCTCAGAAGGTCTGAATCTGCTTTGCGCGCCCCGCCTTTGCCGGTAGCAAAGGATCGCACTCGACCACACGCCCAGGCACTGGCTGGGACGTTACGGGAGCCTGAACTGTAATACGCACCAAGACCCCGCTTGTAGACCTTATTGAGTGTGCTGACAGATTTACCAGATGATTTAGCGTGTTTCTTCACGCAAGCGGGAGTGCCGCCGCCGCCCTTCTTAGCTGAGCCACCTTTCTTCATACCTCTTGCTGCACGCTCTTTTGAGATGCGGTCCATTTCTGCTTTGGTCAACGTACCCTCCCTGGCCTTTTTGGCCGTGCGCTTCATTTCAGCCTCTTTGGCTTTTTTCTCAGATCCGCTCAATCCCTCTAGATATTTCAGCGGAGTGCCTTTGCGATTTTTGGGCACTGGGGCAAATTTACGCTTAGCTCCTGCTCTAGCCATAGAGTGCTAAACCTCTCACTTTCTTGAGGCCGGTATTCGGGCAGACAAGCCTCCCGAATCAGGCAAATTCATGGGCGGTATCGCTGTCAGGCCAGGCGCTGTCGCGCCTTGACCTGCCCTAAACGCCGCAATCTGGTCTTGCAATTGACTCAAATCAATATTGGGGAACATTGCGCCTCTACCGCCTGCCCGGGCGATCAGTTCTTGAATTCGTGACTGTAAGTCAGAGGCGGCACTCTGCTCAGAGGTGGTATTGCCCCCGCCACTCGTGTCGGCAACACCGCCAGGGATTACAAATGCTACGCCAGGCACGGCAGGGTTGTAATACGTCCCATCCGGTAGCGACCCATCTGGGTTTAGGGGCACGGTGGGCGAAAGCCTCCCTTGATTGGGATCAGTTACCGTAGGCGCCGCTGAATCAGCTGCTTGCGCGGCCCTATACTTTTCTATTGCGGCCTGAATTGCGTCTGTGTTGAGACCAGAAAGGAATCCGCTTCCAAATAAATTGCCAGTAGAGGGCGGCACAAGGGGAACCGGGTCGCCAACCGGCATGGTGGACACTGTGGGCTCTTGGCTTCTTTGATACTCCGCAAACTCTGCATTTGTCACGGCGCCATCATTGTTCAAATCTGCACCCATGCGAATAGCGGCCATTTGATTTGCCTGGGCTTGCGCTTCTGTCATGCCTCTGTTTGCCATTAGTTCCGCGATTCTTTGCGCCAACGGCGTTTGTTCTACCGCAGGTGTGGCACCACCTGTGGTGGGGATGGGGGTTTCAACCACTTGCTCCGCAATAGCTGGAGCATCCGTGCCGCCCTGCCGCGCATCCAAAAGGGCGCGCATCTCTGCCAATTGATCCATGACAGAGGTCATTTCATTTTGCCTGACAGGCGCAGATCCCTCTCGATCAAATACGGGTCGGCTAAAGTATTCAGCAAAGCCGGCGTAGGGACTCGCGGAGCCGCCATACTCCTGCATCGCAGCGCGCATGGCTTCCGTATTGTCCGGTGCTAGGCCCTCATATGGGTTTGTAGGCGGCGGCTGCATTGGAGGGGGTCTGCGCGGAATGCGTGGCATAGGAGGGTTTATCCCCGCCATCTCTTCAGGGCCGCGAAACCGCATATCTGTGATCATGCCCTCTTTATATTTCCTAGGGGTCATATTCAAAGCCTCACCAGTTTTTGCATGACCAGTAACTGGCCGCAAAAACGTCTTTTTTCTTTTCGACGGCATCACAATTGTGCCGCGCCCTAAAATTCTTACGGCGTCCTGGCTGGTCTTTCTTGATTGTCATGTTCGGATCGCCGTAGCGGACAATCTTGACTTGATCGCCTTTCTTTGCCAGGACCTTGAACTTCTTGTTTCCCCCAGGCGTTCTGACCTGTTTATTGTAGCCAGGGAATCGCTCACCCCTGTAGATGAGCGATCCACCTTTGGTTCGCTTGACGCTCTTAATATCAGCCATAGCTTTTGATCAATTCAAGAATGATCATGTAGCTGTCACCGCTGGAGTGACCTACGGTCGTGAAATCCAAGTCTCCCGTCTTTCCAGATCCTGCGTTGTTGGGAATGCCAGAAAAATTGGAGTAATCGTGATGACCGTTTGAGTTCTCTGATAGCCCGATAGCCAAAACATTGGTTGAAGCGTCAAACTCAATCTTCACGCTCATGCCCGTACACTGCCACCATATTTTATTTATGGTGACGCCAGTACAGGCTTCCCCGCGAGTGTTGGCTGTCAAGGCAGAAACATCCACCTTTTTCACAGCCGACTCTCCGGTGCCATCACTGGCATTTGTGAATTTCAAGACGGCTTTACGTTCACCGTCCTGAATCGTCTGAGATGTGACAGCGTCTGCCATCGTAGACCTCCTTTATCAGAGCTCAGTGTTGGCAGTGCGCTCTTTCATAGCTGTGATGTAATCGACCGTCAGTACCTTCGCAGCGGCTGCGCCATTCTGAATACCAAAGCTGACTGTCAACTCTTCGTCATCTGGCGCGTTGGTGGACGCCACAGTGCCAACTTCAGCGTTGTTCTGGTAGACGTGGAACTTCTGATCCTTAGGATCGTAGGCAAAGCCCACAGTCATGAAGGTATCATCGGCCATTGCAGCAGGTAGATCCAGAGTGCTTTGTGTGCCGTCTTTCTCTACGATGAAGGTCAAGGTAGTTGAGCCATCGGTCAGCAGGAAAAAGATACCATCAGAAACATCGAGCGGGGTTGTGTCTGTAATCTGTAAGCCCATCACAACGTCAGAAGCGTCGGCATCAGACGTTTTGAATCGTGCGTGGAACGCCAACTGCTTGCCAGCCTCGTACTTGAACCCCTCCTTCACTAGCTGAAGGAATGTATGATCGTTATCAGCATCGTCTTGTGTCAGGGCTAATAGGCCCCCGTCACCATCGACCAAAGCCTCTGAAGCATTGCCAGAGCCGGCCTCGGTGGTGGTGATCGTCCAATCGGAAGCCAGATAGGTGTCGAAGTCGTTGTGATAGAAGTGGTATTTAGCAAGAGCCGGCATTTTTAAGCGGCCCATAGTGCTGCTAGCGCCTACGTTGGTGACGCCGCTAGTAAAATGAGTTGTCATAACAGTCCCTCCCAGAACCAGCCGCTACGTTGCGGCCATTAGACAAGTAAAAAGGGGCCTCGCGGCCCCTATCAGCGAGTTTACGCTCCTTGGGAGCCGTAAATTCCCCTCCAATCAGAGAACCCAAACGAATATCGCTCGCGCGCCTTATAACGAATGTTATCAGTAGCGAAATCAGGCTCCATTGAAGTCTCCATTGCAGTGCGCTGGAACATCTTCAAGCCTTCTCCCGCTTCCGTCACAGACGTAAGAATAAAGTACGCATCGGGATCGGTCAGATAGTGGTTTACGGTGTAACCCTGGGGAAGCACTCCGGTGTTACGGATAGCATTGACATCGTTGTCAGCCGTGCCTGGACGCAAAGTTGAGTTCAGTATACGGTCTGCCACAAACACCAACTGAGGCGGTACAACCAGTTTGGTTGCCTGGACCGAAATGGTCAGTCCGCGATCATCAGTGAACGTAGAGATGTCAATCAGAGCGTCCTCAAGGCTGGTCTCATTGAGGTCAGCCATTGTGGTTGCGCGGTTTGCCAAGGTGCCGCCACCAGCCAAGGGGTGTGCGGTTGAAATCAACGACTGCCCGTCACCGCCAGCAAAACTGGAGTTGAAAGCGTTGTTGAGAACGTCAGCACCCTTCACCTCTTTGGTGTTAGCCATGCTTCGTGCCAGTGCCTTGGTGTATCGCCGGCCAAGACTATCGTAAAGATTGTCTTCTACAGCTTCAGAGGTGAGGGCAAATGCTAAACTCACCGTTTCTGCCGTATAGCGGGCCGTAAACCCTTCGCTAGCGGTGTCAAAAACAACGCCTGCGCCTTCAGTTTTGACCGGAGCGCTACCGAATCCGGTAATCAAAACCTCTTCTTCGAACGCGCGCTCAGAGTCTTCAATGGCGAAGATCTCCTCGTATTCGCGGTCGTAGCTGTCGTAGCTCATGCCAAATAACGCATTAAGCCCTGGTTCCAATTCAGCTGCTAGTTGAGCTCGTGAAATAGCCATTAATCAGCCTCCTATTACGCTAAGCCAGCGCCTTTCACGCCTGCGATGTGGTTTTGAATAACGCACATGACATTCGTGTTGGCACTTGCTACATCATCGTTGTCGGGGTCCTGGCTGATATCAATAGCTTTCAGTGGCAAGGTGGTAGTTGTAGCACCAGTTGTCACATCGAGTTCCATGTTTGATCGACCAGAGGTGGTGTCTCCTGTAGTTGACTGATCGACAATATCAAAATTGCCGAACAAATCTGCTACTGGGAACGTGTCATCAGCCTGAATCTCAAACACTACGTTAGGATCATCAATAATGAATGCGATGATGTCTGACGCAACGATTGAGCCGGGATAATGATTAGAGAACACCTGCTCTTTGGTGGTGGGGTCCGTATACTGAACGCCGTTGAAAACTCCAACGACAGGAACGGTAGAGGAAGCCGCTGCACGAGATACAGTGCCGCCGGTCAATTGCTTCACTAGGTCGCCCTGGAAGATTGCACCGGATTGGTTGCTGGCAATGCGATATCGTGATTGGCCTCCGGAGTACGGCGCCCCGCCCATCATACGGGCAGGCTTCAGACCGAAAGCGGCGTCTTTATTCGCCATAGCTTAGTCTCCTATTGTTTGCCAAAAGTCACACGGCTGCTACGGCTGGGATCATATTTCACATAGCGGGAATCTGCTCTGGCCTCGTTGAACACGTTATTGTCCAACGCTGCAGTCGCAGTTTCCGTTTTCTCCGCGTAGTACGCGGTGCGCTCGTCAACCATTGATTCTGGGATCTTTGCCAGAAGCAAGCCTTCGTTGTAAATGACACCTTCATGCCGACCGCTATCGAGGCTAGGGAGTTCCCATTCGGGCGGGAGGTCAGTGCCACGCACTAATTCCCATCCTTCACGGAGTCTACGGGACACATTCGCCCGATCTTCCTGGCCTAACATACTCTCCCGAATCCACCTATAAACAAACCCAGGTGGGGGTGGAGGAGTCTCAAGCTTACGCACTGGGCGCCATGATTGCCTGCGAGCCTGTTTATCGTGCGCTCTGCTTTCACGCGAAGATCGCTTCTGTTCTGCCATTATCGTAACCCTCTCTGTTGTATTTTCTGCTTCTCTTTAGCCACGGCTTTGAGCCATTGCTCATCGTCCATGTTGTGTGGCTTTAGTCCGCGTACACGATCAAGCTCCGAATTGGAGAACTTTACGCCATCTTTACTTCCTCGTGTTTGTGGCCGGCTCCCGGGGGAGGCAGAGGCGACTCTTTGCACGGCGGGTCGCTGCTCTTCTTGCGCGGCATCAGAGGCGGGTTCGCCTCCGGTTGGTAAATTAGGATAAGCCGTTTTGACGCGCGAATCCAGCATTTCGTAATACTCCTCACTATCAGGCTCAATACCCTCATTTACAAGGTTGTAATGAGTGAAATAGGCATACTGAGTCGCGGCTAAGTGCTCCTGCGAATCGCCGTCTCCATACCAAGGGTTTTTCTTATGCCAAGATAGCGCCTCTGAGGTGGGCTCAATATCTGCCGTGAAAGGTTGCAACTCTTCAGGATTCTGCTCATAGTTCCGGAGATGATCTGGCGCTTTGCCAGGCTGTTGTTCTGGGGGAACTGCCTGGGAAGCGCTTTGTTGATGAGAAGCCGCCCACTGATCTCTTTGAGCCTTCGCAACCGCTAGCTTTTCTTTTTTAATCGCTATCTCGTTTTTGAGAGTTGTTGCTTTTTCTTGCAAATCAGCGTCACCAGACTGAACGGCCTGGCGATATATTTCTGATATTTGTTGCTCTTGAGCCTTAATTTTCTCTTCTTCAGCGGCCAAAGTCTGATCTTGAGATTGTGCAGCGATAGAGCGGTAATGCTGAAGCTCCTGGTCTTTCTGGGCCGCTAACTGCTGATATTGTGCAGCTCGTTGCTCTGCCTCTCTAGCCTTGGCGTTGAGTTTGTTGACGCGCTTCGATACACGTTTGGAGTAATCCTCCAGTTCTTTTTCCTCTGCGGGCGCCTCGTCAGTGATTTCAATCTGGATTTCTTCTTCCACAGGGGCCTGTTCTGAATTGTTTTCTATCATTACAAGATCGTCCTTATGTCATCAGGGTTAGTAATTGTGCCAATCACTTCATCATCGTTGATAATCCGCACTTCCGCGCCATCCTCAAGCTTGAATCTGGCTCCAGCGTAACGACCAATCAACACCCATTGCTTGGTCTGACACCAAGGTGTATCGCCAAACTTTTCCGTGTCGTTGTAGCATAAAGGCCCCATTTTTACGACATAACATACAACCGTTGCCAAAGCCTCTCGGTCAACGGTGGTTTTGGTCAAATGGATGCCCCCTTTTGACTTAGGAACGCCCACATAGGGCAGAACCAGCATTCTCCAGCCTGTTGGATCAGGCATCCTTTCTAAAACTGATTGGTCCAGGCGAGTTGGGTCTAAAACCACCTCATCTGGACTTACATACGCTTTTTCAACTGTCATCATTTCTCCCTGAAATGCTCTCTCAAAATTTCTTCCATAAAAGACAAGGCCGTAAGCTGGCCTTGTATACCCCTATATTGCTCCATGTCTGACAAGCCGCCGCCCAACAGCGTTTCTGTGATCATTTGTCGGCGGTTCTCAATCTCTGCCTTCAGACGCTCTGCTAGATCTACATCGCGCATCATTCAATCTCGTAAAAACCAAGACCCTTGGTGGCAGCACCACCACCGCGGACTTTTTTCTTCACTCTCTTGACCAAACCGCCCTGCTTCATTCCTTTTGCGGTTCTCATCGCTATCGCTACCGCTTGCTTATGGGGTTTGCCACTTCGCATCTCAGTCTTGATATTGTCACTAATGGTCTTTTTGGACTTGCCTTTTTTCAGCGGCATGATGCCCTCCTATTGGATTGTTCCAAATTTAGCCTGCAATTCTAAAAGTTTGAGATCAGCCTGTTGTCGCAAACGATCAATAGCCAGGTCCATCTTGTCATCATTGATGTCACGTTGGGTCTCAATTCTCTGCTTAGCGATTTCTGCCTCCAAAAGCTTTTCACGGCCCCGAGCTGCCTCTTTGGCCTCAAATTGAGCCTGATCCACCTGAATCTCCTGCTCTCTGAGCTCGAGTTCCTTCTCTCGTATCGCAACCAACGGGTCCTCAGAGTCTCCCTGGCCTATGCTTAACAACAATTCTTGCGTCAACTGAGCCAAGAATGGGGCAGAAATACGCTCCTGCAAATCTATCATTTCTTGCTGAAGGGGCGCCGCCTCTTCCGGTGGTAGCGCCCCAGAGGCGACTGCCGCCTCAAGTTGATTCATTTGCTCTTGCAGTTCCGGAGGTAGCTGCTCAGATGCCATCTCTGTCGCCATGAATTGCAGGTGTTGCATCATGTGACTGATGAGATTGCCTTGAAGCGCCGGCTGGGTCTTAACTAGCTCAGTCAAAAACAGGTTGCGGTGAGCATCTACATGGGCCTGGTGATTCTGTTGCGGAAACGCCTGGGCCGGCTGACCTAGCATGAATCCGCTATTCTCAAGGCCAGCGTCAACCGGCATAGGCTCTTGTGGGGGCGCTGGGGGCTGTAATAGGGTTTCTACGTTATCAATCCCTAGCGCGGCGTACATACGCCTATAAGCCTCGTAGATGCCCGTTGGCCCATGCACTTCTGGATTAGATTGCACCAACTGGAGAAGCTCCTGGGCCATCGTAATCCGCTGACTTTGACTGAATATGTCTGGGTCACTGACAGGGAAGACATCAACTCGGCCATCAAAGTCCTCTGCTTTTATCTGCTGCGGCCCCGTGCCCACAAGGTACGGGTACTCTGGAGGCAGAAATTCGCTAAAAACGCGCGCTAGAAGCTGAAATTCAACCCTCTGGCTGTAATGAAGGCGCTTGTGGATGGCTGACATCACCTTTGTGCCGCGCTCCAATAGAGCCACAGTGGTGCCAACGGGCATAGCCTGGTTCATGTCACCAACATTCATGTCGGCAATTGACGCGAAGCGCTTTCCAGACTCTACGAGGAGCCCGAGTAGGGTCATCAAGACGTTACTCGGCTCTTTTATGGGCAGCGGGATGAGGTTTTCCCGCAAATTACCGCCTGTGGTGTCAATGTCGCGGAACTCCCCTGGCTGCAGGGGTTCATCCTCGTCGCGGATACGCATTCCGCGAGCTTTAAAGCCTGCTGGTAGGTTAGCAAGCGTTCCTGCGTCAATAAGTTGCCGCAAAATAGACGTGCTGGCTTTTGCGAGGCCCCCAATCATGTGGCTCAGTCCCAAGCCATAGAATCCCAGCCCAGGTAAGAATTTGTACTGGACGAAATAGTTTATTTTCTGCTTCTGCGGATCGTTTTCGCGGTAATTTCTGCGAATCGACAGCACTTTTTGTGAGACTTCATCAATAGTGATGATGTAAGGCAATTTAAGGCCTGTCGGTTCTCCACCAGGACCCACGTCTTCCTGCCCGGGTATTTCTAATACCGTATGCACCTCATAAACCGTGTGGTCGCGCTCATTACGGTCAGAGGGCTGTATTCCCTCAATTTCGTCTATTTGTTCCTCTATTTCATCACGGTTGTAACTGTAGCCACCGCCACTCAAGTCAATATCAGCGTAGAAACCAGAAATTTGCTGTTTGCGGATCTCATTTGTAGACATTTGCAGAACGTGGGTAATCCGCTCTGCCGTGAAAATATCGGTTGCCTCATAAGGCACAATCAAATCTTGAGGTTGTATAAACTTTGAGGCCGCTTTGTTGAGCGCCGTGTCATAGTAGACTTTGCGAAACGCTGAGCCAGCGAGAGGCAGGAAAAACAGCAGCTGGTCGAGCTCTGGGTCGTACTCCTCCATCACATTCATAATGTAGAAGTT